AGACTTCGTGTCCGCAGTTGAATTAAATGATTCAACTCTAGCAAACGGCTCATCTGCAACTTTGCAGATTCTAGGTTTATCTAGAGATCCAGATAACAATGATGTTGGCTCTGCTAATGTCAATTGGATCGTTAGAATAAACGAGCACGAGTTAGACATGAACGTAAATGGAGTATAAGGAGGATAACTATGGCCATTTCTAGAGGACAACTAGTCAAAGAACTAGAGCCAGGTTTGAATGCCTTATTCGGCCTGGAATATAATCGTTATGAGAATCAGCATGCTGAGATCTATACTACTGAAAGTTCAGACAGAGCGTTTGAAGAGGAAGTAATGTTATCAGGATTTGCTCAAGCTCAAGTTAAACCAGAAGGTTCTGGTGTAGCTTTTGACAATGCTCAAGAGACTTACACTGCAAGATATAGTCACGAGACTATAGCTCTTGCCTTCTCAATAACTGAAGAAGCAATCGAAGATAACTTGTACGACCAACTTTCATCTAGATATACAAAAGCATTAGCTAGATCTATGGCGAACACAAAACAAGTTAAGTCTGTTAATCCATTAATTAATGGATTACCAAGTGTGACAACTGGAAAATTCACATCAGGTGATGGTGCGAACTTATTCAGTACATCACACCCTACAATTGCAGGTAATGTGAAAAACACATTAACAACGCAAGCTGACTTAAACGAAACTTCATTAGAGCAATCATTAATTGACATTGCTGCACTAACAGACGAAAGAGGTCTGAAAATTGCTGCAAGAGGAGTTAAAATGATTATTCCTAGTGAGTTACAGTTTACAGCTGAAAGATTGATGAAATCTGCAGGTAGAACTGGAACAGCAGACAACGATGTTAACGCAGTTGCATCAATGGGAATGATCCCACAAGGTTACAGAGTTAATAACTTTTTAACTGACACAGATGCGTTCTACATCATTACTGACGTGCCAAACGGTATGAAGTATTTCGAAAGATCTCCTATCAAAACAGCGATGGAAGGTGATTTCGATACTGGTAACGTAAGATACAAAGCTAGAGAAAGATATTCATTTGGAGTATCTGACTTTAGAGGTATCTTTGGCGTAGAAGGTGCTTAATATATAATTAAAGGGGCGGACACATTTCCGCCCCTTTTTAAATTTAGAAAGGAAAAATGCACCCTAAACAATTCAGAGTCAAAATATTTGCATACAATTACCATGCTGATTTTATTATTAATTGTTTAGAAACCCCAATTGACATAGAAAATGCTATCATTGACAGATTAGGAAAACCTGATATAAAATGGGAGTATCTTGGAGAAATGCATGATCCAAGAGTAAATAGAATAACCTATGAGGAGGTTATTAATGGAGGCGATAGTGCAACACTTGAACGACCTTTACACACAGAAGAAGGGTCTGGATCTTCAGTGGGAGCAGGAGCATCTGAAAGAGGGTAGATATACTCTCAACATGGTTAAGATCGATAGAAAAGTTAGAGAAGTTCTTAATCACATTAAACTTGCAGAGGCCCAAAAAGAGCATTTGCAAAATAAAATAGATGAGGCAGCTCCACAAGTTTCTGTAGCTACTTAATAAAAAGCTACATCGTTGGAAAAAACCAATCCACATCATAGGCTCTCTTGCGCTTTATTAAAATCTGATATATAAATTAACTACTATACAATTAATTAGAACATAGACGCGTATAGTCGACGGCCTAGAGACTATGTTCGGAAAACTAGGAGGATATAATTATGGCAAAAACTACATTTCAAGGACCAGTAAAATCTATTAATGGTTTTCAAGGTGTTGGAACTGGAAACTCTGTAAGTATCGGAGCAGGTGCAACTTCTTTAACTGTTGATACACATGCTGGTAGAATGTTGTACCACAATGTTGCTGGTGCAGCTACTTTGACTTTACCTGCGATTAACTCATCATCTGATTCAGGTGTTGCAGGCCCAGGTAACGATCCAAACTCAGCAAACAATTTAGGTGCTTCTTTTGAAATCTACATTGGAACAACTAAGACTGGTGACTTTGTTTTACAAGTTGCTAATGCTAGTGATACGATGACTGGTAATGCATTAATCGTTGACACAGACACAAACGATACTGGTGAAGGTTTTATGACTGCGGCTGCATCTGATACTGTTACTTTAAACGGTAGCACAACAGGTGGATTAGCTGGAACAATCATAACTTGCAAAGCTATTGGTGCAAACAGATGGGGCGTACAAGTTACATCTGGAGGAACTGGTAATTTAGCTACACCTTTTAGTGCAGCAGTAAGTTAATAATTAATTTAGTGTGGGGCTTCGGCCCCATGCTTAAATTTTAAGGAGAAAAAAAATGGCAAGTAAAGGTGATGTAAAATCAGTAAGAGTTACAGCTACCGGAGCAGTATTTGCAGGAAGAACAAGATTAAGAGGAATTATTCTTGCTTCTGATGGCGGTGGTGCTGGAACTATAGTTCTTCAAGACAATACAGACAGCACAACTTTGTTTCAAGCTGACGTTCCTAATGGAGATGTTTTTTCAATGAATATCCCTGAAGATGGAATTTTATTTCCTGGTGGAATGAAAGTTTCTACAATTACAAACATAGATGCAGCTACTTTATTGATTGATAAGTAGGAGGTTAAATGGCTAACACTACCTCGGGAACAGTAATATTTGATAAAAATTTTTCTATTGATGAGATAATAGAAGAGGCTTATGAGAGAATTGGTCTACAAGGTGTTTCTGGTTATCAATTAAAAACAGCTAGAAGATCTCTTAATATTCTTTTTCAAGAGTGGGGAAATAGAGGTTTACATTATTGGCAAATAGCAAATAATGATATCACTCTAGTTGATGGTCAAGCTGTTTATACCATGTTTAGATCCTCTGACGACGGGACATCCGATGCAACTGCTGTGTTCGGTGTAGATGATATACTAGAAGCGGTCTATAGAAACTCTTCAAGTGTAGATTCTCCTCTTACAAAAATTAATAGATCTACATATCAAGCTTTATCTAATAAAACATCTAAAGGTCAACCAACACAATATTATGTTCAAAGATTTATAGATAAGGTAACTATAACTTTATATTTAACACCAGGTTCTTCTGAAGCAGGTAATAAATTAAATTATTATTATGTGAAAAGAATTCAAGATGTTGGTGATTACACAAACGCAACAGATGTTCCATATAGGTTTGTGCCTTGTATGGTTTCAGGTTTAGCTTTTTATTTAGCTCAAAAATATGCACCAGAAAGAGTGCAGGCTATGAAATTATATTATGAAGATGAATTACAAAGAGCGTTAGCAGAAGATGGATCTTCTTCTAGTGCTCACATAACACCAAAAGTTTATTACCCAGGAGTATAATGGCAAAATTATCAAGTGGAAAATATGCAAAAGCAATATCAGATAGATCTGGTATGGAGTTTCCATACAATGAAATGGTAAAAGAATGGAACGGATCTTTTGTGCACATATCTGAATTTGAAGCCAAACAACCACAATTAGAACCAACTAGATACACGGGTGATCCACAGGGTTTAGGTAATGCAAGACCAGATCGTGTAGAACCTGCTACACAAAATTTATTGCCGTCTAATCCTTTTAGTTTAACGTCAGGTTCTTCTAGTGTAACGGTTACAGAACCTAACCATGGTAGGTCAAATGGAGATACTATTAGATTTAGAAACGTTACAGGTAGTCCAGGTGGATTAGCGTTTACAGTGTTTGAAAATTCTTCAGGATTTAGTATAAGTAGCGTAACAACAAATACTTATGTGTTTGATTGTGGATCAAACGCTACGGTAACAGAAAAAGCAGGAGGATTGACTGTAACTGCAGGGCCAGTTACTCAATTAGCATAATGGCAGGATTAAGTGCATCAGGATTAAAAACTCAAATAAGAAGCTACACTGAGACAGATTCAAATGTTCTAACAGATGCTGTTTTAGAAAATATAATTTTAAATGCACAATATCGAATTTTTAGAGATGTGCCTATTGATGCAGATAGAAAACAACAACTAGGTAATTTAGTTGCCGGACAAGAATCTATTAACGCTCCAGCAGGATCATTATTTATAAGAGGAATACAAGTCTATGATACTGCAGGATCAGAAACTACAGGAGCTAATAGATGGTTAGAGAAAAAAGACTATACGTACTTACAAGAGTATCAAGATGTAACAGGAACATCGGCAGCTCAAGGTCAACCTAAATATTATGCTATGTTTGGTGGAGGCACAGGAGAATCAGACACCACATCTGGACGTATAGCTTTTGCCCCAGTTCCTAATACAACTTACAGATTTAGAGTGCATTTTAATAAAATGCCTGATCTTTTAGAGAATGATGACACTAATTATATTAGTATGAATTTTCCAAATGGGCTTTTGTATTGTTGTCTATCAGAGGCATATAGTTATTTAAAAGGCCCGATAGACATGTTGACTTTATATGAAAATAAATATAAACAAGAAGTAGAGAAATTTGCTAGTGAGCAAATTGGTAGAAGAAGAAGAGATGATTATACCGACGGTGCAATTAGAATTCCTCTACCATCTCGAACACCATAATTAAGGAGTAAACTATGGCAATTACATCGGCAATATGTTCAAGTTTTAAACAAGAACTTTTACAAGGTAAACACAGTTTTGAGTCTTCAGGTGGACACACTTTTAAGATCGCTCTTTTTACAAGTTCTGCATCTTTAGGTGCAGCTACAACTGATTACTCTACTTCAAACGAGATATCTAATACATCTGGATCTGCATACTCTGCAGGTGGTGCAACTTTAACAAACCAAGGCGTATCATTATCTTCAACAACTGCATTTACAGATTTTGCAGATGTAACATATACATCAGCTTCTTTCACTGCAAATGGAGCTTTAATTTATAATACGACAACAGATGGTGGTTCAGGAACAACTGATGCTGTTTGTGTTATTGCATTCGGTGGCGATAAAACAGCTAGTAATGGAACTTTTAAAATTGAGTTTCCAACAGCAGATTCAAGTAGCGCAATCATTAGATTAGCATAGGAGGTCAACCATGTCGGTGACTTCAGGATGGGGCCGATTAACCTGGGGACAGGCTAATTGGAATGAAGCCACAACTTTAAAAGTAGGTTGGGGTGCACAAGCCTGGAACGATGGTGAATGGGGTGAACTTAAAGATGCAACTATATTTCCAACAGGTTTATCAATTACATCTAATGTTGGTTCAGTAGATGTACCTGATCAAATAATTACACCTTCAAGTTTTGAAATAACATCATCACAAGGTGAAGCTTTTGTCCCTGTTGTAGTAGAGGGAATATCAGCTACATTCTCGATTGGTTCAGTATCTGTGGTGGACATGCAGGTAGGATTGTCAGGTCAGTCTGCAACCACTTCTGTTGGATCTGTGTCTGTTAATGACATGACTATTGGTCTAACAGGCCAAGAGTTTACTGCAAGTCAAGGAACAGCAAAAGCACCAAACGAAACAGCTATACTTTCTGGTTTATCAATCACATCAGCACAAGGAACTGCACAAGGTATTTCTTCACAAGAAGCACAATTAACAGGAATATCATTTACTGCTAGTGTTGGTAGTGTTACAATACCAAATGATGTAGTTCAATTATCTGGACTAGAGGCAGAATTTAGTCAAGGGTCTATTGTTGGATTAGGTGGAGCTGTGGCTCAACCAACTGGTCAATCAGCTACAGCATCTGTGGGTTCTCTAACAATAGAAGAGGGTCTAGGCTTAACTGGTCAATCATTTAGTGCTAGTGTAGGAGCTATAACTCCTGTAGATATGCAGGTCGGATTAGATAGTTTCTCAATAACATCCAGTGTGGGAACTGTAGATATCTTCGCATATGGTGATGTTGACACTGGCTCAAATACATCATATAGTAATGTTTCGACGGGTTCGAATGATACATATTCGGATGTTGCAACTGGATCAAATACAAGTTATAGTGACGCTGCATAGGAGATAAAATATGGCATCAACATACACACCATTAGGAGTAGAACTTCAAGCAACTGGTGAAAACGCCGGTACATGGGGTACGAAGACTAATACAAATTTACAAATTATAGAACAAATATCTGGTGGGTATACAGCAGTTAATTTCGGAAGTGACGCTGATGTTACTTTATCTGTCTCTGATGGATCAACTGGTGCTGCTTTAGCTCACAGAGTTTTAGAGTTTACTTCATCTGGATCTTTAACAGCTACTAGAAATTGCACCATTCCTCTTGATGTTCAACAATTTTATATTTTAAAAAATTCAACAACTGGTAGTCAATCCATAACATTCAAATATGTTTCTGGATCAGGAGATAGTGTTACCGTTGCAAACGGAGCAACAGTAATTGCATATGCAAAAGCTGATGATGGAACTAATCCAAATATTGATTCAGTTAGCATAGGAGATGTAACGCTAACTGGGACACAAACTTTAACAAATAAAACACTAACATCACCTAAAATAGGAACATCTATTTTAGATACTAATGGAAATGAATTATTTAAATTAACAGCTACAAGTTCCGCGGTTAATGAAATAACTTATAATAACGCAGCTACAGGAAACAAACCAACATTTACTGCATCTGGTGGAGACACTAATATTGGCGTATCTATACAGCCAAAAGGGTCTGGAACAGTAACTATTGATGCTTTGACATTCCCTGCAGCAGATGGTAGTAGTGGTCAGATATTACAGACTGATGGTTCTGGAAATCTAAGTTTTACAACAGCATCAAGCGGTATATCAATGGGAAAAGCTATTGCAGCAGCTATAGTTTTCGGATAAAAGGAGTTTAGGAGAATAAAAAATGGCAGCACCAAATATAGTAAATGTCACAACGATCAACGGTAAATCAGCAGTAGCTGATTTAAGCACAACTTTAACAACTACATTATTAACTGCAGCATCAGATCAAGTTAACAAAATTAATTTAATTAGAGTTACAAACGTAACAGATAACGATGCAACAGTTACAATTGATTCAGAAGTTTCAGGAACACACAAAGAATTAGCTGATGAACTTACGGTTCCAGCTCACGCTTCAGTTGATGTAATAGATAAAAATTCATCTTTCTATTTACAAGAAACAGATCTCATTAGAGGCGGAGCATCAGCAGCATCAACATTAGTAGTCACAATATCATACGAACTGATAGACGACGCATAGGAGAACTAAGCTATGGCTGAAAGTTATCCTAGACGAAACCAAGCCAGAGGGCTTTGGAAAATTAACGACATCACTAAAAATATAAAAGACGAAGGAACTTATCCTCAAGCATATTCTAATAAAGGTTTTTTTGGTGGAGGATCAACTGGATCTAATGTCAATACAATTGATCAGATAATTATACAAAGTGCTGGGAATGCAACTGACTTTGGCGATTTAGCACAAGCTAAAAATGGCATGGCCTCTACTGGTACACCTACAAGAGCATTTTGGTTAGGTGGATATACTGGGGGTGGTTCTCCAAATATGACATCTCAAATTGATACCATAAACTTTGCAACAGCAGGAAACTGTTCAGATTTTGGAGATATGAGTGATCAAAGATATATGATGGGAACAGCAGGAAACGATACAAGAATATGTGCTGCTGGTGGATACGCATCACCTTCTTTTAAAAATGTAATAGATTTTATAACTCCTACAACTTTGGGTGATGCAACTGATTTTGGAGATTTAACGGGATCAAGATCAGATGTTGGAGGAACATCTAATGCAACAAGAGGTGTTTTTTTTGCAGGTGCACCAGGAACAAGTAATGTCATAGATTTTATACAATTTTCTACAACAGGTAACGCTGTAGATTTTGGTGATTTACCAACAGCGCTTAAATCTCCTACAGGTTCATCTACTTCTACAAAAGGTTTTATAAGTGGTGGAGGATCAGGAAGTTATCCAGCGGATACACCTGTAAACACAATATCTGAAATTACATTTGGTACGTTAGGAAATGCCACAGATTTTGGAGATTTAACAACTGCTAGAATTGTTCCTGCTGCAGTTTGTGATAATACGAAATCTGTAATCGCTGGTGGTTCAACAGATTCTAGTCAAGACTCAAGAAATACAAGTAACGTTATTGATTCATTTATAATGACCACACGAGGTAATGCTACAGATTTTGGTGATTTAAGTGTAGCTAGAAGAGTAGCGGGTGGTGCCTGTGGTGGTCACGGTGGTATAGAAAAATTTCAACCGAGAGCCCCGGAACTTTATTCACCAACAGGTAAAATTGTTAATGGTGACCTAGGATATATTTGTGGTGGAAATCAACCATCAGTATCTACTAGAATTGAATTTATACAAATACCTACTTTAGGTAATTCATCTGATTTCGGTGACTTAACACTTGCAAGAAGTAGTGCCTCTACCACTGGAAATCTAACTAGAGGTGTTAATGCTGGTGGATATACTCCAACACATTTTGATACAATAGATTATTTGAACCCAACTGAAAAAGGAAATTGTGCAGATTTTGGAAATTTAAGTAATAGTCGTTATGGGGCTTCAGCCGCGAGTAATGGCACTATAGCTGTTTTTATGGGAGGAGATTCTCCGGGCGACGATAATAGAATGGATAGTGTAACTATTGCAACAACAGGTAATGCAACTGATTTTGGAAATACAGTAGCTAATGTTTTTCAAGGGGCTAATAATATTAATAATACCACAAGAGGAATAGCAGCAGGGGGGTACACTGCTCCAGCAGGAGTGAACACCATTCAATATATTACTTTTTCATCTTTAGGAGATGCCACAGATTTTGGAGATTTAACTGTAGCAAGATATGATCCAGGTGGGGTTTCTAGTTCAACAAGAGGAGTGGCTGCAGGAGGAAAACAACCAAACAGCACCATGCACAACAACATAGATTATATAACTATCGCTTCAACTGGTAATGCGACCGATTTTGGAGATTTAACATCAGCTAGAGGAGTAGGTCCTAATGGAGCTAGTAATAAATTAAGAGGTGTGTTTGCCGGTGGTGACGATCCTAGTAAAGTTAATGTTATGGATTACATAACAATCGCTTCAACGGGTAATGCAGCAGATTATGGTGATTTATTATCAACTACGAGTTATGCTTCTGGTAGTTCCACAGGACACGGTGGACTTTCGTAAGATTCTATAGTATAAAAACTACAACATGATCATATACATGCAACAATATAAAGGAGAAAAATATGTCATCATCTAAAGATCTGGTAATCCAGAAACTATCAAACTCACCACTGGTTAAAAAAGAGTATAAACAAATGTTAACCAATATTAATGCTAGCCTACCAGCTATCAAACAATCAAGCTCAAATTTTTATAAATCACACTCACAGTTTATGGGTGTCATGTTAGATGTTACAGCAATCACACCTATCAGATCAGTTAAGCATACACTAGCTGAACTAGATAAAACTAGAATGGCTTTGGAGGAGGCACAGCTTAAAATGATGAAGAAAGATATAGAGCTTCGTCAAAAAGAAAAAAAGATGGCTGATGGAGATTACAAGGACGAGTTTGAAAGAGAACTACTTGATACAGAGATCTTAGAGATCAAGGTAAATATGAACAATATACAAAATTCAGTATCTGGAGCCATTAGGAAGATGAATTTCTTTACTAATCAATACAAGAGTATCTTGAAGAAGTTAGGTAAAGATGATATCACAGAGGAAGAGTACGAAAAAGAGGAGTCTAGATATCATGTGATGACCTGCATGAAACAGGCTCTGAATGCTGCCCGTGCTAGAGGTGGAGTCATTGACGAAGGAAACTTGATTTATCTCTTTGATATGGGTATAAACAGTGCTCAGGCACAAGCTGAAATTTATGCTTATTTGGAAATGGAAAATAAGTTAATGAAAGAAGGCAAAGCGCCTACCCACGAAATGACCATGCAATGGTTAGAAGCGTGCGCT